CCTCTCTGTCTAAGGTTCGTCGAGCTGTCATTAAGCTACTGAAATAGCCTCGAGAGCTGCGATCGTGGTTGAGTCTGTGATCTCGTAAGGAAGTTCAACAGAACTATCGGTGATGGTGATGTTATAACCATTCAAGTCAGTCATTGCTGTACCAGTTTCAGCTGTACCAGCAGAAGCCTCGATAGGATAATCATAACCCAAGAACCAATACTTGCCGTTACCGTCCTTAACTACACCCTGCATTTCGTTCATAAGCAAAGCCATTACCTCAAGACGCTTTGAAGTCTCCTGTTTTAGGAACTGGAGGTTCACCTCAGTCGTGAAGCTATTACCTGCTGACTCGGAAGTGTTGAGTGTTGAAGTCATAGAACCCGTAGCCTTGCGGAAGTTGTACACCTTGAATTTTGATATGTCTGAAGAATCAATGGTGAGTACATTCTGAGCAACAGAAGTAGCAATACCATAAGGTGCAAACCACGCTTTCTTAATGCCTCCGATGGAATCCTTGCAACCCACCGCGAGACCACTCATTGTATAAGAAGCACAAGCCATATTGTTTGTCTTAATTTATTTGCTGTTGATTATTAGACTTTTGGGTTCATCCCTCTTGTTCTATTTGGGGGAGGAGCGTTTCTCCTCCCCGTTCGAACAAGATTGATTCAGATGCTTGACGAAGTCTTGCGATCTTCGTGATTACGCATCGTAAACTACGAGGTCTTCGAATGCGATAGCAGCACCTGCGTTGAACTTAACTGCAAGACGGAACTCTTGGTTGTCGTCTGAGTACCAGAGCTTGAACTGCTCGAGGTCGTCAACCATATCTACACCGTAGAAGAGGTTACGTGGGTCAGATGCAACGATTGCACCGGTACCGTTCAAACCGCTTACTGCGATTACACGAGTGTTAGTACCTGGAAGGATTACCTCCATATTCTCAGGATCCAACTCTGCGCTGTAATGGTAGAGGTTTTGGGTTACGAGGTCTTGGCAGTAGCTGCGGAATGTGTCAACACCCACGAAGATTACAGCCTTGTCAAGGATGCTAGCAGGGATTGCCATATATACGTCCTTGATCTTGCCATAAGCGGTAGAAGCAGTTGATTGTACATCGTGTGCTGAAGCAGAAGCCTTGATCTGAGTCAAAAGACCGTTGAAGAGGTCAGGAGTCTGAGCACTCTTGTCAGCCTGCCAGATGAGCTTCTCTACCTTGTTGGCGATAGATGCTACGATTTCACCAGTGATACGTTCCTCGAATGGGAGAACTTCTGCGCCAGCAGCGGTCATAACCTCTGAGTTCATCCATTTCTTGCGAAGATCTTCCTCACAGAGTGACATATTTACTTTGTAAGCACCTACTTCCATAATAGCCTGTGAGAATGTAACGTCACCGCTAGCATTCCAACCGCAAGTACGCTCCTGAAGGCCGGCTTCGGTATTTACGATGTTGATTGCCTCTTTATATTTGACACCCGTCATAAGATTAAGGTGACGTACTGATGGAGCACCAAAGACGGACTTAGAAATGAGCTCCTTACTGTTCTGATTGACGTAATCAGGTAGACTTGATACTACAAATGCCATAGCTTTATTTTTTTATTTGAATAGATCGAATTTTATTCCAGACTTAGCTGGTTTTTGTTTGTTCATCTTCAGCTCTTCTTCAGCTGAACGAGCGTCTGATTCCTCCAACTTTGACTTGAGGTCTTCGAGCTCAGCTTCGAGTTCGCCTATACGAGCGTCCTTCTCTGCCAATTCTGCGTCCTTAGCCTCGATTGCTGCTTCCAACTCTGCGATACGCGCGTCTTTTTCAGCAAGTGCTGCTTCGGTTTCCTCATCGAGTTGTTCCTGTGATTGAGGTTCCTCGGCCTCTTTGTCCTTGATTTCGGCAACCTTACCCTCAGATACTACGATAACCTTATCCTCGGTTGCGTATTCGCCGTCTGCAGCAGGTACGAGTTCACCGTTTTCATCTTCTACAAAGACTTCGATACCAATCTCAAGGTCACCCTCGTGAATGAGCTTTGCCTTATCTGTCTCAGTCTCTTGAAGTGCGAGAAGCATTTTTCTCAATT